CGGTGGATGCTCACCAACAAATTGTCCTGACGACGCATACCAAGACAGTGTTGAATTCTCCCGCCATTTATCTCGGGCAGTATGACGAGACCAATGAACCCGTTCTTCTCGGACAGACAACAGTCAATTGGTTATACGAATTGTGTTGTTGGTTGCTTACGCATACTCATTGGCATCACCATACGCACCCCGATGCGGTTGACAGTGGCGATGGTAATCACGTTGACGTTAAAGAAGAGCAACCGCATCAAACTCAAACACCAGTTCAGATTCACAAGCTTACCATGATGCGTGATGCATTGCACACTCTCATGAGCCGCCGAGTATTCGTAGTTGGAGGAGGATTTTCCGATGGTCAAAATGGAGCATCCATTGCTGAGGGAACTCCCCCGGTGAAGATAACCATAGACAATAAGAATAAGACAGGTGGACGAGATGATGTTTCTGCCCCGGATGGAATTCCAAATTCGCCTCCGACATTAGCGTCATCTTCAAGTACTACGGGAACCCCGGGTACATTCAAAGGAATGAGTTATCGTCCATCGTAACTTTCAGTAAACACGCACCATATTTATAGGATATGAAAAAGTCAGAACTCACACAACTCACACAGATAATCGAGGTTCTCGTAACACGAGAAATCCGCAAGCAACTCCCATCACTTATCGGCGAGGTTTTCAAGAACATGGCCGGAAAATCATTAGTCACTGAGAGAGTAGTCCATGCCGCAGTCCGCAAGGATTATGTAGGAAAGGAAGTTGAATTACCAGACGTTCCTAAAGACCCACATGAATTCGGGGCATCTTTGAAAGAACTGTTCGCAGGTGCTACTCCCGTAACCAGAGCAGAATTTGAGGAAGGTATAGCGCCGCCTCCGGCACGCAAAACTATACAGTACGCCAAAGACCCGGTTTTGAATCAGATTTTGAATGAAACCACGTCCGATTTGAATCAGAGAGAGCGTCAGACGGGGTTAGCAGCCTTTCATGGCGGCTATAACCCCGGGATGCCCGCCGCAGGTCCGGGTCCAATGATGCCGCCTCCACAAGCAAGTCGTCCTATAATCCCACGGGAAGGGCAAGATGCGCCTCTAGCAGCCATCCCCGAAGGAATTTCAGCATTGGACGTGGCAAGGGCAGGAGTAGCACCGCCCGCAGTGACCGAGGCATTGACTAATTATGACCGTATGAAGAAAATCCTCGAAGCATCCAAAGGAAAAAGGTACTAATGGCTCTCGTCAAAAACACCCCTATCGGTATCACATTTCCCATCCGAGATGGGCAGGTGGGGTATTTTGAGCAGTCCACCGACAATTTGACTGCTTATCGGATGAATATCACTAACCTTTTGAGGACTCGACCGGGTGAACGTCGGATGAATCCGACGTTCGGATGTCGTTTATGGAATGTTGTCTTTGAACCAAATGATGATTTCATTGCCAAAAAGGTGGAAAACACCATTCGAGAGGATATTACACAGTGGATTCCCGGTATCTCCGTAACGTCGGTGGACGTTAAATACCTGAATGATGACCAAAGTACTAACCTTCGAGATATTTATAAACTGTATATCGTCGTCACTTTCGTCATTGACTCTATCAATGCGTCAGATTCAGTTGAACTGACGCTCGACGTGAATAAGGTATAAGATGATTAAGATGAAACCATTGCTGACGGAGGGCGATGAAGTGATTGAAAAGTTTATCGCACTCCTTCCTAAATACGGGTTGGAGTATCACGTTCCGCAATCGGAGCATTCGTTTCGTTGGCGTGGTGGTATGTATCCTACAGTTACGGATAAAGACCATATTGTAAAAGTTGGGCTTGACCGCACAGATATTTTTAATCGCAATGGGCAAGTTTGGATAGGAGACCCGAGCCGACCAATGCTGAACGGATATGTCATTCAAGCGATTGTAACAGACCCCGAGCATAGAGGAAAGGGAAAGGCAAGAGAGGCACTGAAAGGTATTTTGCAAGTTGCCGATGAAGCGGGGTTGCTCTTAAAACTTGAGCCAGTTCCTATGAAAGATTTTGTTAAGCGGGGTCAGAAAGGTATGTCCAAAGACCAACTGCGAAAGTGGTACGGAGGATTGGGGTTCGAAAAACACCCCGAGGCTAACATAATGACAAGGAAGCCGAAGACGACATAATATGAAGTATCAACGTCAGTGCCCATCGTGCGGGAGAAAAATAATATACTCCTTGCCGAGCAACTTTTATCGTGCCAGAAAGAATAATCTGGTATGTAAGTCCTGTTGTCAAATGGGGAAACGATTTTCGGATGAGCACAAGGAAAAACTGAGCGAAAGAAAAGTGGGTACTAAGCAATCGCAGAACGCCCGTTTGAAAAACTCCGCTTCTCAAAAACTAAGATATTCCGACCCGCTGTCAAGGAAAAAAACGTCGGATACGGTAAAAATGGCATTACATAGACCCGACGTTAGAAAACGTCATATAAAAGCACTTGCAGAAACCAGATGGTTGGGCAAGTCTTTTGACCGAGGGCAAATAGAACTACTGAATAAGTGGAATAGTATGGGGTTTGAGTTTGAACCTAACTATCAAATCCACACAGATGAGTTTCTTTGCTATATTGATGGTTACGACAAGAAGAATAATGTAGTAATAGAGTATGACGGAAAATATCATACCTCATTACGACAAAAGGAAAGAGATTTAGTGAGACAAAACAAAATAGTAGAAATCCTGAATCCGAAAAGATTTTGGCGATACGATGTTGTAAATAAACAATGGACTAATGTTGTGGGAGGAAAATAATGAGTTCAACTACACAGAAAAGTTTTCAGCCGAATTCCAAGGATATTCGCTACATCAACAGAGATTTCTCTTCGTTGAGGGATGCCCTCATTAACTTTGCCAAGGTCTATTACCCAAACACCTACAAGGACTTTTCCCCCGCCGCCCCCGGCATGATGTTCATTGAACAAGCAGCCTATGTCGGAGATGTTCTGAGCTATTACACGGATTACATCTTCAAAGAGACGACTCTCCAAAGTGCCACGGAGCGTAAGAACATTATCAGTCTAGCACGGTATTTGGGATACAAAATCAAGCCAGTGACGGCAGCAGCGGGTGTAGTGAGCCTACAGCAGCTTTGCCCATCGGTAGGCGATGGTTCGGGCAATTTTCAACCCGACCAGAATTACATGCTTACGGTCAAGGAAAATTCCCAATTCTCCAATACCAACGGGTCATATTACATTCTGACTTCGGCAGTTGATTTCTCGGTAAGTTCGTCTTTGTCCCCACGGATTGATCAAGTTTATTCGAGGAATGAGGATGGCACCCCGATGTTCTTCTTGCTGACCAAGCAAGGTCCGGTGAGTTCGGGGCAGATAATCTCTCGGGACGTTGTAGTCGGAAATCCACTGCCTTACTACACAATTCCACTTACGGAGACCAACGTCGTCCAAGTCCTTGACATCGTGGACTCCGATAACAATACATGGTATGAAGTGGACTATTTGGCTCAAGGCATGGTTCCTGTGGCCATTCCCAATGATGCCCAATACGAAGGTTCTCTGTCACAGTACAAGGATTCCGTCCCGTACATCTTGAAATATCTCAAGACCTCTCGCAAGTTCATTACTACGGTGGATGAAAACAACCTTACGACCATTCAGTTTGGTGCGGGCATCAATGGTGTTGACGACGAACTCGTCACGTTTGATTCCGACCTGATTGGAAATGGAATGAGAAACATAAACGAGGTCAACATTCCGCTAGACCCAAGTAGTTTCTTGAAGAATGAGAATTTCGGTATTGCTCCACAGAACACTACGCTTACAGTTCGGTATCTGATTGGTGGTGGACTCAATTCCAATTGTCAAGCCGGTGAAATTCGGGATGTCGTAACCGCCGTGTTCGATAATCCCTCGGAGGGTTTGTTGCCCGAGCAAATCTCTTTGCTCCAAACGGTGGAGAATTCCCTCGCCGTTGAAAATCCTTCCCCATGCACGGGAGGAAAAGATGCGGATACAGACGAAGAGATTCGACTGAATGCAATGGCGAACTTTGCCGCCCAAAGCAGAACCGTCACTCAGGGAGACTATTTGGTGAGAATCTATTCTCTTCCCGCTCAGTTTGGAGCCATAGCAAAAGCCCAAGTCATTTCGGACACAAGCCTACAGGTGGGAGTCAACAAGATTCTCGTAGGAATAGTTGACCAGAATAACATTGCTCAAGTCGTTGACAACAGTGACAACAATTTCTTCCGCCGTATCGCTTACGACAATACGAACCCATTTGCCATCAACGTGTACATTTTGAGCTACAATGCCAACAAGCAGTTAACACGGTCGAATCCGGCTCTCATAACGAATTTGATTACGTATCTCAAACAATTCCGAATGATTACCGATGGCGTGAACGTCATTGATGGTTACGTCATTAACATTGGAGTGAACTTCACCATCACGGTTTACAAAGGGTTCAACAAGAAGGACGTGTTGAGCAACTGTATCTCGACTGTGCAGGACTTCTTCAACATTGACAATTGGAGTTTCTCGCAACCAATCAATTTGAGTCAGTTGCAACTTGAGATTGCTAAAATTGACGGTGTGCAATCGGTAGTGAATGTTGATATTTATAACAAGACCGCTTTGGACGGAGATTACTCGCCGGTGCAATATGACATAGCGGCAGCAACTAAAAATAATATAGTGTACCCAAGCGTTGATCCTTCAATCTGGGAATGCAGATTCCCCGATAGTGACATCCGTGGTTCGGTTCTTTGAAACAATGGAGATTACAAAAAGTTGGATATTTATATCTGATATGATTAAGTTGAGAGATACTGGAAAACAAACCCCGAGAATATGGGTGTGTTATGGCATGTATTGATGGAAATCAAAAATCTAAAATATTAGAGTTCAACAAATCTATTATCGGGGACGAAGTTATCTATGATAATAAAGATAAAGAATTTGGAAGAGAAACCGACCCACACGTTACTATTAAATTTGGATTGACTAAGCATTATACACGAGAAGAAATGAAAGAGTTTCTGGAAAATGTATCTCCATTTATTATCAATGCCGAAGGGGTAAGCGTATTTGAAAATGATGATTTTGACGTTGTTAAAATGGATATAAACGGAGAAGAATTGAAACGACTAAACGAGAAATTTAGTAAATTGCCCAACGAAGACGAGCACCCCGATTATCATCCTCATTGTACTTTGGCATATGTAAACCCCGGGGAAGGAAAACAGTTTATTGACAAATCAAAGAAATTTTTAGATATAGAAGTCAGCCGGATCGTATATTCGGATTGTGGGAAGAAAAGTTATTATGATCTAAAAAATTCCAAAGACTGAGAGGCTGAATGCATCACTATATTTTTCCACAACAAGACACGTATATCACCAACCGACCCGTAGGGTTGGACGTGAAGAACTTTGGCGTTGACGAAATCCTTCAAGTGGGAACCGACAACTCTATTGTCGGGTACATAAGCCCTACCAGAGACTATACCTATGTCAATCAAGTATT